ACCCTACCGCAGAACAATCGGGCTGCGGCAGGACTTGCCGGACACCACCCGGCTTTTTTATTCTTTACATCAGACAATGGCATATTGTAGGATGGTGACATCACCGGCAGGGCCGGTATCTGGTGTGTAAGGGTTTGAGGCCAGTGTACCCATGGCTTGAAGGGTACACTGGTGGTTGCACTTCCGCACCGGCGCTCACATCCCTAGCCATCCTCACAATTCAGCGGTAAGATGGGGGTATGAACACCAGCGGAGCCAGTCAGATGGAAGCTAATACAGAATCAGTGTATAAAACGCGCGCGAAGAAGACCCCGGGGGGCAGTGCAATAGTGGCGAAGGATGAGTCTGTTCCGCATCAAGCAATTGAGCTGCGCGAGATCAAAAAAGAAATCCCACAGATACCGCGATGGGTTCTGACTGAATCAGGCTGGAGCGCACAGTAATGGCTACACGCACGATAGAAGAGATGAAGGCGGAATTAGCTACCCTCGGCGGAGGGATGCAAAACCTAGAAAGAATATCTCAGATAGCGTATGAGATGGACGCTTATGTGCGGTCTGGCAATGTCGCTGCGTCGGAGCTGGAGGCAGCCAAAGCATTTGCACTTAGCGACCTACAGGTAAGAGGCGGATCGAGCGAGAACGCAGAAGCCCTCGCCGCCGACATAGTCTCCCGCGACACTGGCAAGGCCGCTACGAAGCAGAAACAGGCAAAGCGCATGGCAGGCATGACTGGCGCCACATCACCACGCACACGACAGCAGACGGCTTCCCTGCTATCGTCCGCATCTGCAGCACCATCAACCCTGCTGGGGTAATACATGAGCGCAGATGCAATCCTGAAGCGGCTGGAGTCGCTGAAATCAGAAAGCCTTTCCTACCAAAACACATGGCGAGACTGCGCCAAGCACGTCGACCCGTTGTTGATGGCCGGGCTGAATGGCGGCACAGTGCTAGACGGAGCCAGCAACCTAAGCCAAGCGAACGGCGAGAAGTTCCGTATTTACGACAACACAGCAGCAGATGCACTGTCTGACCTAGCGTCGGCCAAGGTGTCTGGACTGGTGCCATCATCAATGCGCTGGTTCGACATGGACGTACAAGGCGAGCCAGACTTTAGAAACGCATGGCTAGACGATACGGCGGATCAGATGTGGCGCGAGATTCACGCCAGCAACTTCGACGCGGTGTCTCCGGCTTTGTTCTATTCGTCCGATGTTGTAGGCCAGACCGCCGCGTTCATTGACTTCGACGAAGAACGACAGCAGTTGTACTTTGAGCATTGGCACTTGGGCGGGCTGTACTTCGCGGCGTCCCGGTACGGCGACACCATCGACACGGTGTACCGTGAGTTCCAGATGACTGCTGAGCAGCTTGTCAGGCGATACGACGGGGCATCAGCCAGTACCAAGCAAGTCGCCAAAGAAACACCAGGCAAGATGATTGACGTTTGTCATGCCATCCAGCCCAGAGTGAACGGCGTATATGGCGGCCCAGCACAAAACAAGCCAGTACAATCAATTGTTATCGAGAAAGCCAATCGGCACGTCGTGCTAAACACGGGCTTCGACGAGATGCCTGTGGTTGTGCTGCGCGGGCACAAGCTAATCCCCAACAGCCAGTACAGTGTCGGCCATGTCTATGATGCCCTTGGCGACATCAAGACGCTGAACGATGCCGTAAAAATGCTGTTGCAGTCTGCCGAGATGCACATAGGTGGGATGTGGTACGGCGTACACGATGGCGTAATGAACCCGGCAACAGTACAGATCGGCCCACGCAAGGTCGTCATGCTGGCGGACAAGGCTAACTTCGGCAGGCTTGATGCTCCGGGCAATCCTAACTTCGCATTTGCAGAGATCGAGGCGCTACGGGCCCAAGTGCGAAGGACGCTGAAGGCTGACCGGCTCGCAGTACCGCAACAGCCAAACATGACGGCTACCGAGGTTAGCGTTCGCATGGAACTGCTGCGCAACCAGATGGCGCCGATGTTTGGCCGACTACAGGCTGATTTCCTCACTCCACTAATCACCCGTTGCTTCGGCCTACTGTCTCGGGCTGGTCTGCTACAGCCACCACCAGAAGAACTGAACGACGCAGCCATTACCATCCGTTATGTGTCGCCATTGGCACGGTCTCAGCGTGTTGGCGAGGTGCAAGCAATGGACAGATTCGAGGCTGGACTTGCTGCATACGCAGAGGTTAAGCCAGAGTTGATGGATATTTACGACTGGGATGGGGCACAGCGTGAGAAATCCTGGAACCTCGGGGTGCCTCAGAAGTTCCTGATCTCGGAGACAAAAGTTAAGGCGATGCGCACGCAAAGGGCTCAGCAGCAAGAGCAAGCACAGGCGCAGGCACAAGAAGCTGAGATGATGACAAAGGCAGCGCCAGCGATGATGACAAAACAATGATGACGCCAGAGGCAAGGCAGGAGCTCTACAAGCAAGTCTTCCTGCATAATCCGGATGGCGTGCGCGTACTAGAGGATTTATCGGCGCTTTTTTATGACTGCGAAGTCTTTGTCTCGGGTCAGGACGGCGTGACAGAGACCGCATACAAGGCGGGACGCCGCGCCTGCATTGGCTACATCATTAGAATGATTTCCCAACCCACGGAGTAAATACCCATGACTGAGCCAGTAGCGACAACCACTGATCCAGTGGCCGCACCTGTACCAGCACCAGCCGCACCAGATAGCATACTTAGCACAGCAACGCCAGCCTCGTTCGGGGATTGGCGCGATGAAGTGCCAGCCAAGTTCATCAAAGATGGCGAGGTTGACCATCTTAACTTGGTTAAATCATACCGGCATCTTGAGACAAAGATGCGCGCAGGCGACGCGCCACCAGAGGCCGCTGATAAGTACGACGTAAAGCTGCCAGAAGGCGTTGAGATGACCGATGCCATTAAGGCAGAGGTTGAGCAACACAAAGCACGTGCCCATGAGCTTGGACTGACTCAAGCACAATTCGATGAGTACACCTCTGACCTGTACTCGCTCGCAGACGAAATACGCTCATCCATTGAGCCGTCGCGAGAGAAGACAGAGACAGCCCTTAAAGAGGCATGGGGCAAAGAATACGACCAGAACCTGGGGCTTGCCATTAAGGCATTCAAGCGGTATGGTAGCGATGACGACAAGGCGACTATTGGCAACAACCCTGCAGCCCTCCGGCTGCTCGCCAAGATAGGAGCCGAGTTGGGCGAGGATCGAAGCCCAGCGCATGGTCAGGCAGTGAATGAGAGTATGGCTCAGTTGAGAGCCGACCCTGATTACACTAACCCGCATTCGCCACGGTATAAGATTCTGCAAGACAAGGTGATGGAATTAACCCGCCAGCGCCTTGCTAATAACTGATACATGGGCCTCCGCAACGCGGCGACAACCTTTGACAGTTTGAGATGGGTAAATTTTCTTAAACCAAAAGGAATACGACCATGAGCTACTCTGTAGATCAGGCGTTTGTTACCAAGTTCGCGGAGGACTTCCACCTCTTAGCATCGCAGACAGTCTCCCGTCTTGAGATGCTGGTGAATCGCCGCCCCGGTAACATCGTCGGTGAAGCCTTCACCATTGAAACCCTTGGCACCACTGAAGCCGACGTTAACCGTCCGCGTCACTCCGATTTGACCTATGCCAATATGGCGCACGTTCGACGTTATGCCGACATGCGTAATCTGGATAAGGCTGAACTCGTTGACTCGATGGATAAGCTGAAGCTGCTGGCCGATCCTATGAATGCTTACAGCCGCCAGTTGATCGGCGCTGTTAACCGTCAGAAGGACAAGGCCATCATTGATGCCGCTCTTAATCCAGTGCGCACCGCCTCCGGCACGTCAGCTTTGCCAGCCAGCAGCATTATCGCTCCGTCTGCCACAGGCTTGACGCTCGCCAAAATCATCCAAGCGAAAGGCTTGCTTGATGGTGCCGAGATGGATGACAGCGATTTCTTCCGTCGTACCGGCCAGAATGCCAACCAGAACGACCCCTACGGCCTCAGCAATGATCCGTCGTACGTGCTCGTAATTGGCAATCAGCAGATTCAGAACCTCCTGAATGACAGCACTGTGCGCGATGTGGACTACAACAGCGTGAAGGCGCTGGTGACTGGTTCGCTGAATACCTACATGGGCTTCAAGATCATCCGTGTTGCCGACAGTCTGCTGCCGAAGTCTGGCACTGACCGCTACGCTTTCGCGTTTGCTCCGCGCGCCATCAACTACGGCATTGGTCTGGATACCACGGCTTCCGTGGACTATCTGGCCCACAAGGACGCTTGGCAGATTCTGGCCAAGGCTTCCGTTGGTGCCGGTCGTGCTGAAGATGCTGGCGTTATCCGCATCGACTGCGTTGAATCGTAATAGGAGGATTAAGACATGGCTACTGTATATGTGAATGACGGTCTGAACCCCTCCGCGCAGACTCCGGGCAACCGCCTTGAGTCTTACGACATGGGCGGGAAAATCCGCATGGCCACACTGAAGTACACCGCTCCTGCGACTGGTATGCCGCAAACCGGTGATGTTTTGGTGTGGATTCCTAACTTGCCGAATGGTGCGCGCATCATCCCGCAAATGACAAAGCTGTATTGGTCTGCCGGTACTGCGTCGTCCACCCTGACGCTCGGTGACTCTGCTACCAATAACCGCTATCTGACTGCTACTGCCATCACCTCGGCTGGCTCTGCCATTGCTGAGACTGGCGCAGCTAACGGCGCTACCTACGTGACAGGCACGAACAGTGGCGACACTGTGCTGACCTCGACCGTGGCGGGTGCCGCAATCGCTGCAAGTCAGGTCATCACCCTGCGTGTTGCATACGTGCAGGACTGATGCAAGTGCTGTAGAATAAGGGGGAGCTTCGGCTCCCCTTTTTCTTAGGAGGCACCAATGACAAGCAAGGTTTCAATTTGCAACACGGCCATGATTGCCTTGGGTGACTCTCCCATTGCAGCATTCCCGCCAACAGAAACCACCACCCGCGCCAAGCAATGCGCCAATATTTACGACGATGTGCGCGATTCGGTTCTGCGTGAGCACACATGGTCATGCGCAAGAAAGCGCGCCATTGTCTCGCCAGACGTAGCAGCTCCTGCCTTCGGTTTTGCGTACCAGTTCACTCTCCCTGCTGATTGCTTGCGAGTGCTATCCATAACTCAGAACGGCGAACAGGCAGACTACCGCATCGAGTCGGGCAAGCTGCTCGCGAATGTTGCGGCCCTGTACTTGTCGTACATCTGGCAGAATGACGAGCCGGCATCATACGACGCACTTCTGGTGTCTGCATTATCGTGGGCTATCGCGGCTAGGCTTGGCTATGCAATCCCCGGCAGCGCAGCTCTAATGCAGTCAATGGAAGGCAAGTACCAGCAGGTTATTAACCAAGCCAAGGCGGTCAATGCCCAAGAATACCCATTTCCGCCAATGCCTGAATCCAGCCTAATCACGACGAGGGCCATCGGATGAAGGTTAAGATTGCGCAGACTGCATTTACTGGCGGCGAGATCGGCCCCGAGTTATTTGGCCGCGTCGACCTACCCTTCTACGTGAACAGCGTGAAGAAGGCAGAGAACTGCCACACGGTCGTGCAGGGCGGAATTGTATCCGCGCCTGGCACCATGTACATCGGAGAGACGGCAACGCAGACATCCGCTAATCGGCTCATCCCCTTCATTTATTCAACCACTTCGGCTTATGTGCTAGAGGTGTCGAACACCCAGATCCGCTTTCTTCAAAATGGCGAGATCGTAAAAGACGCTGGCGTACCAGTCGTCCTATCTATGCCGAACGGGCTGAAGGGTGACGCTAGCAAGCTAGTATTCGTGCAGCAGGATAACTTCCTATTGCTATGGCGCACAGATGGCGCTGGCATTTACCGATTGAGCAAGCTGACCCCTATTCTATTTACGCTGTCGCCGGTATCGTTTCAGGTTCCTCCGATCGACGAAGTGGGAGAGACGCGATTTAACACGACATTCATCCTAACTGGCACAACGCTAGACGCTGCGACAGCCGCATTTGAGACGGCAGATGTGGGGCGCCAGATTAAGCTGAACGACGGCTTGCTGCAGATCACTGGGTTCACATCTAGCACAAAGGTAACTGTATCGGTCTTGTCCGCACCAACGTCCGGCACAATAGCCAGCGCGTATTCCACTGACTTCGTCCTGCTCGACAGCCCACAAACCAAGATAACCCCGACAGGTGATGTCACCGTAGGCGGGACAATCACGCTGACTGCCACGGCTGCTGCATTTAAAAACACAGCCCAGATGAGTCATATCGGAATGTTCGTCGAGATCAATAGCGGCATTATCGAGATCACATCAGTTACATCCAGCACTGTCGTTGTCGGGGTAGTTCGCAAAACAATGACTGGATTGGCGAATGCATTCGCAGGGTCGTGGAGCATCAAGCAATCATTGATATTACTGGCGTATGCGGCAACACCCGGCCCCGGCAAGATAGTCGACCACTTCAAATCAGGCTGCTCGTTCGAGGGTCGGCTCGTATTGGGCGGCACATCTCAATATCCGAACCGCCTTACCATGTCGGCATCTGGGGAATACCTCAACTTTGCCACCGGCGTTAACGATAACGACGCAATCAGCCGCGACCTAGATGGCTATGACCAGATCCTTCACGTTGTGCCGTCTAACCGGCTGTACGTATTCACCTATGCCGCCGAATATGCGGTGTCAGGTAGCGATAATGGCCCTGTAACCCCGCTTAGTGTTATTGCCCGCGCCTACACAAGCTATGGGTCTAGTCCAACAGTGCAGCCAGTGCGCGCAGGTAAGGACGTTGTGATGGTGCAGCGCATTGGCCAGCGAGTGCGCGGCTACTCGTACCAATTCAGCCAAGATGATTTCGAGGCTCCTGACTTCACAGTACGTCATCCAACCATCACGGGCGCTGGCGTTGTTAGGCTGGTGTATTCTGACGCGCCATACCAGATTATGTGGGCAGTCCTAGCAGACGGGTCTGCTGCATTGATGTGTGTAGATAGGCCATCAGGCACCTATGCATGGTCTACGTTCAAAACAGACGGCGTGATTCTTGATGCGGCAAGCATCCCTGAGTCTAGCGGGGATAGCGTGTACTTGTTCGTTAAGCGCAACATCGCTGGCGCAGATAAGTACATGGTCGAGCGAGTTGACTATCAGTACAGCACGCATTGCGGGGTAAAAGACGACTCGCCTATCAATTACCCTCTAAACGACGACGGCACTGTAGCCGCCTCATTAGGCTACATGACAGCAGGCCCCGCCATTGGCGATGGGCAGACGCTCGGCCTCACATCAGACGGCGGGAACCATGCACACCTCCTGCTATCGGCAGGGGCGCTGACCACTGCGCGATTTAGCCGAGGCGCTGCTCCGATTGGGTATGAGGCGACAGAGGTCACTAATACTGGTGGCGTGATGCGCGGTTTTGTCTGCATCCTCATCACAGACGCTGGAGGGGCATTGGTTAATGCCGGGTCAGTGGACACAATAACTGGCGGACTTTCTCAAATCGAAGTAGCGCCAGACGGCACGGTATCGGCAAAAAAGAATGGCTCTACATCCTCGATAGGATGGGCATTCCCTGCCGGTCAGACAACAGTAGGCGCAACCGATAAGTTTTGTCCGTACCTTGCCGCGAACGAGAATGGCGCAACGGCAGGGGATTACATCGAGATCAAGCTGATAACTTATGTCGGAGTTTCGAGCGCAACTTGGCCGGTCGCGCACCTAGACACAGAGACGGTCGACATCTTAGCCGACGGCGTGCCAATGAATCAGGAGGTTGTTACATCAGGCAATGTAACTCTCCCGCGCAATGCGTCATCCGTTGAGATCGGGCTGCCGTTCACTTCCACGATAACGCTACTACCTGCTGAATTTGCCGCACAAGACGGCAGCATTATGGGAGAGAAAGCACAGCTATCCTCTGTTATGCTGAGGCTAGTACGGACGCGAGGGCTTTCAGTGAATGGTGAGCAGGTTCTATACCGACAGCTAGACGAGCCTATTCTTGATGCTCCTACGCTTCCATTCACAGGGGACAAGGTAATTGGCCAAATGGGATGGGAAGAGAACCAGAAGGAAATCACCATCACCCGAACACAGCCGCTCACCTTCCATATTTCCGCCATCAAAAGAACCATGCAGGTGAATTAAATGCTGCCAGCACTCGCACTCGCATCAGTAGGGCTTCAGCTTGGTGGCAACCTGCTGCAGGGCCAAGAGAGCTATAAGCAGGCAAAGCAAGATGCTGCCGCGCTCGAGTGGAATGCCGACAACGCAGAGCGCGAAGGTCGGCTGATGTTCAAGAGCATCAAGAAGCAAGGGGAGTCAGTGCTAGGTGCTGCGCAAGTCGGCCTTGCTACTAGCGGTTTTCGCTACGACTCTGCGCAATCTGTAGAGATCAAAGACGAGATCGTCAAGAACGTGGCCAGCGATGCCATGAATGCGGTTCTGTCTGGGCAGTTAGCAGCAGGCAGCATGAGGCGACAAGCTAGGGAGATACGCAGCGCAGCGCGCAAGGGCCGCAATCTTGGCATCGTAACGACATTTGCCGGCGCAGGCTTGGCAGCATTTGGGGCAAGCAAATGATTAACCTTGGCAACTTTGGAAACCTTGAAGTCCAGCGGCCCGATGCAACAAGGCCGGTACAGCAGCCATCGGTAGGCGCGGCAATTAGCAACATTGGTAAGATGGTCGGCAATCTATCGCAGCAGCTAGAGGCTGAGAAGGCAGAACTAAACAAAGCCCGAGGCGGGACGTTACTTGCTGATGCGCGCGTGAAGGCGCATGAGCTGCAGGTGGGGCTGACGGATCGCGTTAACCGAGGCGAGGTTAAGCCAGAAGACATGATGAGCGAGTACCGGGCCGGGTACGCCGCACTGCAAGAGCGGCTGCTAGATGGGCAGGACGACAGTTTGCGTCAGCTAGTGGCCGACCCTATGGCGAATATGTTTAAGGTCTCGGAGATTGGTGTATTCGATGCTGCACAAGCGAAGGTGCGCGACGGCTTTGAGGCAGAAATGGTTAGCGCGCGCGGATCGTTTGAGCAGCTTGCGCTTAGTGATCCGGCTGGCGCATCCACTGGTATTGCACAGGTTTACAGCAACATCGGCCCTAAAGCCGGATGGGATCAGGCGAAGATAGCGGCAGCCGTCCAGAAAGACACTCAGGCGTTTTACACGAACAGCAAACTAAACTGGGCTGGCCAGAATGAAAGCATGGGCGACCTGAAGGCAGAAGAAGCACGGCTGTCTGATGACGGATATCTGCCAGAACTAGGGGACAATCGAGTACGCTACCGCGACTACGTACAAACCCGCATCCGCGAACTGAAGAGCGCAAAGGAAGCCAGAACCCGAGATTGGGAAGTTGGCGTTACCAATAAAATGCGGATGTATGGCGAGCTGCTAGAGAATGGCTGGCGCATTCCTCCCGGCGTTGAAGATGATATTGCAGCATTCTCTAACTCCATCAAGGGCACGAAGTACGCTCCTGTATTCAGGGCCATGCTGGACGAGAACAAAGAAACGCGCACAATGGCGATGGCTCCAATAGGCGAGCAGGTTCGCCAGATTGAGAAAGTTCGGATGGCGGCAATTGACAACCCGGACAATCCAGAGGCGGCAGTTGCGGCAAAGAAGAAGCTAGAGCGTATGCAGGCTAATCTCAGCAGGAACATAACTGCCATCAAGGCCGACCCCTACGGGTATGCGGCCAATGTGCATGGCATCGAGATCGCCCCGCTTAATTTTGCTGCCGATATGTCCGGCCAGCTTGCGCTGCGTGAGAGGCAGCGGGCACAGGTTCAGGCGCGGACGGGCGTTAATCCCGGACTCTTCACAGATGCCGAGGCAGGGCAAATGGTAACGCTAATGGATACGTTACCAGCCGCGCAACAAGAAGGCATGTTTAAGCTATTGGCAGGCACGGGCAGAGACACGCAAGCAGCGACGCTCAAGCAAATCGGCAAGACTGATCCCGTGAAGATGTATGCAGGCGCTCATTCACTAGCGAATCATTCAGCCCGCGTGAATGGCGTTGCTAATCGGTCAGTCGGTCGCATTCTGCTAGAGGGCCAGCAGTTGATTGGCAAGAAGCAAATGGAGCTTGCGAAAGGCGCGCAAGCTAAGATTGATCAGGACGTTACCAAGTACGTCGGCAGCGCACTCGCGCATGACCCGGACGCATTCGCTGGTGTTGCTCCAATGGTCACGGCATTCCTTGCCTTCCAGCAGAAGGACAGGGGCACAATGACAATGAACCCAAGCGCGCAGGATATTAAGGATGCCGTCGACATTGTCACTGGGGGAGTGGTTGAGATTAACGGGAGCGCGACTATTCTGCCTTACGGCATGACAGCCGGAAACTTTAAGCAAGCTGCCCCTGTTGCCATCACTAAGGCGCTGTCTGGGCTTGGGTATAGCGCCGACCAGCGAAACAAGATGATTGAGACTGTCACACTCAAGTCAAGCGATAAGCAAGAAGAGTTCTTCCTGTTCAATGGTCGCAGCCCAATTGTTGGCAAGGATGGCCAGCCTGTCCGCGTGAGGGTGCGCTAATGGCATATTGGAACCAAGGCGGCGCAGACTTCTCTAATCTGACGCCAGCGCTCACGCCAGAGCAGATGGGCAATAACCCAGAGCCGGAAGGCTTCTTCGAGTCTATCCCTGACGCACTAGCGGCGGGTTCAGTTAACTTCGGCAATGCGTTCTGGCTTGGTACTGTCGGCACTCCTGCCATCGCTGTCGATTGGGTCACATCCAAGCTGACGGGCAAAGAGACAACGCAAGAACAGGACATTGTATTTCGCGACATCATTGATCCAGGCATTCAATACGCCAACAGCCTAGGCCAGCAAGAGCGCACCATGGCTGGATCGCTGACATTCGGCATCGGCAAGGTGCTCACTGAGTTTGCGAGCGGCGGCGCTGGGGCCATGGCCGTGTCAGAGTTCTCCAGCCGCGCCACATCTGAAGTGCTGGCAGGCAAGTCTGCATTCGACGCCAATATGCTGGCGCTCAATCAAGCCGCGTTTGCGTATGCAGGGGCAGCACTGCCCGGCGCACTCGGTGGCAGCCTGCTGACCAAGGCCGCAAGTGGCTCAGGCATTAACGTTGCAACCGGCATAACGCAGCGCGCAGTCGAGAAGGGCATACTGTACAGCCAAGACGATGCACGACTGGCTGACTACAAGATATTCGACCCCACAGAGATCGTCGTTGACATGGTGCTAGGCGCGGCGTTCGGCGTTCTTGAGCCGACACGGGCAGGCAAGAAGTTAGACGCGCCATCGGATCGCGCAGTTGATGCGGCCATGCTAGTGGATCGCGCTCGGTTTGAAGACGCACAGATTCACGTGCGTACGCCAGAGATAGAGGTTCGTGTTGAGCGCGGCATAAATGAGCAAGTCAGGGCAATGACAGAGGGCCGACCGTTCACGCCTGAGCGACTGCCGGATGCTGTCACTATGCCGCCATGGCTGCCAAAAGTGAAGTCGAGCCGTGACATGGTAGTTCCCGAGCTTGACGACGTGACGACGGCTATTGCCAAGCTAGGAGGACTAAGCCGAGTCGAGGCAGAGGCGCAAGGCATTGACCCGGCTTACTTCAATGAGCGGCGCGGCATCAAGCCACTATTCCGCAAGGAAGGCGGCGCTACGTTTGACCAGATGGCCGAGCGGCTGGATGAGCTTGGCTATCCTGTGCGCGACAAGCAGGGGCGCTATGACGCCAACAAGGTTCTGGATGTTGTAGACCGTGCATTGCGTGGTGAGCAAATACTCACACCGCAGGGCGCTGACCGGGCCAATGAGATCGAAGGCTGGCGCAGGATGCAGGAAGAAAACCGCCTGTATGCCGAGCGTATGGCCGAGGAAGATGCAGAGTTTGACGCACTGTGGGAGCAGGAAGGAAGGGACATAAGCCAGTCCAGTGAGGACGACATAGCGGCAGCCTTTGGCATCAAACCAGACCCGCAGATGAAGGCCATGAAGGCCGAGATGACGGAGTGGCAGGAATCCCAGGTTGATCTTTCGCAGCCGCTTGTTGAGGACGTTGACCCGGCTACGGTGGCCGAGGTTCGCGCGCAGGCTCAAGCGCTTGAGGATTCCGGTCGTCTGGCCGATGATGCCGAGCTTATCGAGTCCGCTCGCTATGCCGAGAATGTGCGGTCAATCGGTGATATCATGGGCTGCATGCTGACTATCGGGGTGTCCAGTGTTTGAGAAATGCTTTGAGAAGTTAGAGACAGCAGCAGGACGGAAGATTGACGCAGCCGAGCGGAAGAAGCTGCGCGAAGGTTATGAGGCTGCCTATCTGCAAGAGGCCAAGGCAGGCGATAAGACCGCAATCGATAGCATGCAGGCCGCGTTTAACCGCATGGTCGAGGAGGCCGACAAGGCCAAGGCGCTGGCGCAGTACCGCAAAGACCTGAACGTCCTGCGCCTTGAAGGGATGAAGTTCGACGTTGAGGCCATTGCAGCCCGCATCGGCGGTAACAAGCTGGAAGCCATTGACCGCATGCTTATGTGGCATCCAGACAACAAGGCTGGCGTTCGTGCTGTCGACAAGCATGGCGAGGCTATCTATCAGTCTTTCTCTACCGAGCTTCGCAAGATTGCCGACGCGCTTGGCTCTAGCGCTGCCGGCCTGTTTCAGCGTGGCGACAAGGTGGAGGTATTCACCAAGCATCTATACGGCGAGGAAATCCGCGCCAGCGACTATGAGAGCCTGACCGCAGAGGACATTGCCGCAGTCAAGCAGGCTGCCGACTCATGGGCGCAGATTGCCGAGCGGCTGCGTGTACGTGCCAACAAGGCAGGCGCTGCCATTGGCAAGCTGGAGTCATGGGCATACCCGCAGAAGTGGGATGCATGGCGTGTCCTGCAAGCAACCAAGAAGATGAACAAGGCCAACCCGCAGGATGCGTATGTGGCAATAATGATGCCGCGCATGGACAGAGCCAAGATGGTCGATGACTTCGGTATGCCGCTGGATGATGCGACGCTGACCAAGCTGTTGCGCGAGGCGTACCTCACTATCACTACTGACGGCGCAAGCAAGACAAAGGAAGGCCAGCAGCGTGGCGGCTCCATTGCCAACCGTGGCAGCCAAGAGCGCGTCTTACACTTCAAGTCTGCTGCTGATTACCTTGAAGTTCAGGCCATGTTCGGTAGCGAGCAGATGCTGTCTATTCTTGATAGTCATGTGCGGTCGGCATCTACTCAAGTGGCCATGTTGGAGCGTGGCGGCCCGTCATTCCGTGCGAATGTAGAAAGGTTGGTAGAGGAAGCCAAAGCCGAGCGGGCTAGGGCGCAGGTCGATACATCGAAAGACCAAAAGCGCATTCGTATGATCGAGGCCGAGCTTAACGTCCTGACTGGTACTGGTTCGGTCGTCGATAACTTGGCACGAGCCAGGTTCTTCCAAGGCGCTCGCAACCTGCAAACAATCCGCCTCGCTGGCGCTACTATCACCTCTCTTGCTGGCGACTTTGCGCAGTACCGCATGCAGATGATTCTCCATGCGTGGGATACCAATCTGCCTTTGCAGCGTCGGCTTGGTCATGTGCTCAACATGCAGCTAAAAGGCACACTCGACCTGAGCAAAGCCATGGTTTCGTCTGGCTATCGCGAAGGTGTTGTGAATATGGGCCTTGCCGCCGAGGCCATGAATCAGGCGCTGTATCGTGCCGGCGAGGACATGGCCACTAGCGGCTGGACTAACGTGCTCCCGTCGCTTGTCATGCGGGCGTCTGGCCTTGGTGCGCTGACCAATGCACGACGTGAAGGCATGCGCGTCCTGACCATGGGCGCGATGGCGGACAAGCTGAAATACAGTTATGACGCATTGGGCGAGATTGATTCCAAGCTAATCAAGGGTGGCGGCATTACCGCAAACGATTGGGCTATCTATCAGGCGACCAAACTGGACGACCGTCTCGGGAAGCCGCTGCTGACCCCCGAAGCCGTGATGAAGGTCGAAGGTTTCAGCGAGGCCGAGAAGCTGCGCGCATCTGAAAACCTTGCCGCGTTCATGCTGGCAGAGGACAAGCTGAATGTTCTTGACCCTGGTATGCGGCAGAGAGCGGAGAAGCTGGCTGCGCTGCACTCTGGCCAGATTCAGCGCGGCAATATCACACATGAATTGCTGTTGAATCTGATGCAATTTAAGTCCTTCCCGCATGCCTACATGTCCAACTATTTCAAGCGCATGCAGATGTTTGATGGCCCAATGGGTAAGTCTGCCTACATGGGCGGCATGCTTGTTATGGCAACCATCGGCGGCGCGATGGTCAATCAGATATGGAACGTGCTGTCTGGGCGAGATATTGAGAGCATGGATCCGCGCGACAATCCGTTCTTCTTTGGTCGTGCCTTGATGCGTGGTGGCGGCCTTGGGTTCTATGGCGACTTCCTGCAAACAGACGTTAATTGGCAGGGTCAGGCTGCATTGCAGTCTATGCTTGGCCCGGCCACTGGTCAGGGCGCATTGTTCCTTGGTACTACCGCCATGGGTTTGCGTGACCTTGCGGCGTCCAGTTATGAGGCGTCTACAGGTCAGGACGTGTTTGACGAGGAACAGGCTGAAAAGAAATGGAGCCGCCAGATCGATGCCCATGTCCGAGACATAAAAGGCTTGATGCCTACAAACCTATGGTATACGCGAGCACTTACTGACCGGCTAATCTACAACCAGATTGGCGAAACACTGAGGCCGGGGTATGCTGAGCGCATGCAGGACAGGGCAAAGAAAACATTCGGCACGGAATACTTCTGGAATCCGGGTGATGTGTCGGATATTAGAGCGCCAGAGATTGGCGGGGAAATCAGCGGGGGTGCGCTATGACACTGGCACGGCGAAGCATTGAGCCGACAAGACTGGATAAGTTGGCGGCATTGGAGGATGGACTGCAGATAGTGGCCGTCCGTGAGATTAGCGACGTGGTGGATGTGGCTAATGCTACGTCACTGCGCGATAACGATGCCGTAAAAGAACTGAGCGACCTAAAGAAGAACGCAGCTCAGACCATGCTTTTACTTGAGCGCGTAGGGCGGTACGTTGCTACACGGCGTGGGGATATAACCTTCGGGCACCATATGTTCGACAACAAGTTGCCGGGAGAGGTTGAGCGAGCAGCAGAGCGCAAGGTGATTGATGCCATCGAACGATTCAGGCTGAATAAGTGAAGGTTACATTCCCTGTGTTCTACCATCTCTGGGCAGAGCTTCAGGGATGGACTGTTCCTGATTTCCATTATGCCGTGTGCGATTGGCTTGGGAAGAAAGGCAGGCTTGCGCTGCTAATGATGCCGCGTGGCCATGCGAAGTCATCAATCCTCGACGTGTACAACGCTTGGAAATTCTACACAGATCCGACCGAACAGATACTGCATCAAGGCTCTACCGACCCTGACGCTTACAAGGTTAGCCGTGGTACGGAGCGAGTGCTAGAGACGCATCCATTGACGCAAGAAGTTAAGAAGGTGCGAGGCGAGACACAGCGCTGGTGGGTGAATGGCTCGACTGATGTACGTTACGGCAGCCTGTACGCGCGCGGCATAACATCCACTGTCACCGGCCATCGTGCAACTGAGATTCAGAACGACGACGTGGAGGTTCCTCAGAATATCGCCACGCCTGATGCGCGCGAGAAGCTGAGATACCGGCTGTCTGAGCAGGTTCACATTATGATACCTGGCGGCTCTAAGTTGTTTGTCGGAACGCCACATACGCACGACTCCCTATATACCGACGTGCAAAACATGGGCGCTGACTGCCTTATTCTCAGGGCGTTTCAAAAGGAAGCGCGCTTCGAGGAATACCAGCCTGCCTACATGGTCGACTTCCATCCTGAGTATGTATTTACCGGGATGGGTTCAGCGTGTGCAGTCCTGAAAGAAGGGACAGATTACACGTATGCCGATGGCGTTATCACAATGATGCGCAGGCATGCCGGAATCATAGACTTCTACGCAGATGCTTTGTGGCCAGACCGGTTCACGCCATTGATTATGGCTGAGCGCCGCAAGGAATGCCGAACAGTAAACGAATGGGATTCTCAGTACATGCTGAGAGCAAAGCCGATTCATGACATACGACTCGACCCTGATAAAATCAACATCTACGACAACGAGATCGAGTATGTTGAGCGGAATAATGTCCTAGTTGCTACCCTCGGTAACACTAAGATCACATTCAGCCGTGCGTATTGGGACGTGGCGGAAGGCAAGGTCGGCAATGATGCGTCCGTTCTCTCGTTCGTCCTGAATGACGATGATGGTAATCTGTACTGGCACGAGGCGGCGGGATTGATGGGCGGCATAGAGGAGCAGTGTGCGGAGATTAGGCGCATTGTTGACCTGTATCACATCCCTAATGTGACCGTCGAGACCAACGGTATCGGGAAGTTTGCACCGGCTTTCTTGCGGAAGTCGCTAGCCGGATCAGGGTGCTCAGTGACAGAATTTGTCACAAGCGGAAATAAAGACGGACGCATTCTTGCAGCCCTTGAGACTCCGCTGTCTGGCGGGATACTATGGGCGCATGAGAGGGTGGCTAATGGGCCAGCATTTCCACAGATGCGCGATTGGATTCCGGGAGTTAAGAACCAGCCGGATGACTACCTTGATTCATGTTCTGGGGCTATACTATGCACACCAGTCCGGATTGGGACAGGTTATATAAAGCCGTCAGGCGCTCAGTGGGCGCCATCTGGCGGTACATACACACTAGGCTCAAGTTTCGGGGTGTAACGATGGCCGTACCTGATCAAGTACCATTCAACCAGTACACGGCATCGGGCGTGTCTGCTTCGTTCACGTACTCATTTAAGATACTTGATGCTGATCAACTGCTCATTAAGCTAGATGGCGTGGCGCAGACCACCGGCTTTGCAGTTGGCGGCGTCGCTGCCGATGCTGGCGGAGTGGTTACATTCTCAGCAGCGCCTGCTGCTGGCGTATTAGTTGAGCTTATCAGGTCAACTCCTGCATCCCGCTCTACCGACTACGCGCCTAATGGCGACCTGCAAGAGTCCGTGCTAGACGCCGACTTTGACCGGGCCTACATGGCCTTGCAGGAAATGCAGGAGCAAGTAGATCGCACCATGAAGCTGCCACAGGGCGCTACAGGGTCGCTTGACCTTGATGAGCTTGTGTCTGATGCGTTCTTGCGCGTCAACTCTGCTGGTAACGCGATCACACAGGTCAACGTCCTAACCCCGTCCGGTTCGTTCACTGTCTCTCCATTCGCCGAAACGCTGCTTGATGACGTCAGCGCCAGCGCTATGCGGACGACGCTTGATGTCATGTCTACGGCTAACGTGCTGGCTAGCGGGGCTGGCCGACTTGTTGACGTTCAGGTATTCAATACTGCGGGAACGTTCAACTGGATTAACCCCTACTATCTTGGCGGCTGCACTTCGACTGGCATTGTTGAAATCATTGTTGTCGGTGGCGGTGCATCCGGTGGCGGGGCTGCCAACTCCACGGCTAGCAACATTGCCGTAGGCGCCAACGGCGGTGGCGGGGCGTACATGCACGCCATCATCGCAGCATCAAGGCTTGGTGCAACCGAGACGGTTACCGTCGGCGCTGGCGGCGCCGCTGTCGCCAACTCTGCAGGTAATGCTGGCGGGATATCGAAGTTCTCGGCATCCGGAAGTCAGTACATTCAGTGTACTGGCGGACATGCAGGTACGAACCTGGCTAATGGCAATACTGTTGGCTTGGCAACTGGCGGCCTCGGCGGCTCTGTCACCTGGCCTGGCTCCTACTGGAACGTTCTTAAAGTGCAGAACGGCCAGCAGGGGGATCTGTCTCGACGCCTCTCTGGGACGGAAGTCATTACCGGAAAGGGCGGCGACTCTTTGCACGGAATGGGTGGAACGATGGCTGGCAACAGTGTCGGCTTTGGCGCCATCGGCGTCGGCGGCGGCGGATCTGGGTCGGTGTGCATAGACGGTGCAACAGGTAACTATAGCGGTGGCGGCCAGATCGGCATTGTCATCGTTAAGACTTATTACTGAGGATATTTAAATGGCTCATTATGGTCACACTCACATTGATAATGGCGACGTCAATTCTCAAGAAATAATCTTGGGCGGTGCCAATCTGATCGCTGTGCAGATTCCAAGCGCAATGACCAACACATCCCTAAAGGTTCAGGCAAAGTTTGATGCCGATGACGACTGGGACGACCTTTATTATCAAGGCGTTTTGGTGTCTGTATCGGCCACGCCTAGCACAAAACAGAAGTTCTCACCAGGCTCTCTGGTTGGGCTGTATTCTGTCCGTCTTGTTGCAACTGGCGTTGGTAATGAAACTGCGCGGCGTGAATTATCCCTGCAAATCGATGGGCTTGTATAATGAGCATTCCGGTCTTGTTCGAGGAAACACCATTAGTCGATATGATTCGTGGAGTATTGTTCTCCAACAGCGAGCAAGGCGCTCTCTACGACCTCTACGACCAATCGACGCTTTTCCAAGACGCAGCCGGCACGACTCCGTGGACTACCTACGGGCAGCCGCTGGGGTTGCAGCGAGACAAAAGCAAAGG